TCCAGCCATTCGCGGGGAAGGTGAACTGCATCACGTCCATGGGCTGCATCTGCCAGCCTTCCAGATGCATCGGCATGGAGCCGGAGCCCTGCTGGCGATTGCGCAGCAGCGTGATCTTCGCGCAGCGCTGCGCCTGGGCCACGGAGAGCACGCAATTCTGCACCAGCTCCTTCGGCAGCACGATGCCCGGCCAGGGCTCCCATGGCGGCGTGGTGGAATCGTCGATCGCGGCCGACACTTCCGAGAGCTCGATGTCATAGACGAAGTGCTTCATATCGTCGTGCGCATCGGTAAAGGCCATCACCTGCAGCTGGCTGGTATCCATGCCCGGGCTCAGCGAGATGCTGTCCCACCCCAGCGGATGCAGCGGCGTGTTGTACACCTCGGTCCACGTGGCGCCGTTGTCCAGCGAGTACCAGATGCCGGCGGAGCGGCCGGTCTCGCCCGCATTGTCCACCGCGGAAAGGATGTTCAGAAACAGCGTGGGCGGCGTCGAGCCCAGCGCGGCGAATTGCCACACGCAGCCCGCATAGCGATGGGTGCCGCTGTAGTCCACCGAGGCATTGGTGGTGGCGCTGGTGTCCACTGCGTTGTCTGGATTCGAGTAGGCATCCGTGGTGTCGTCGTTCAGGCCGAAGTTGAAGCCCTGGTCGACACCTTCTTCATAGGCGCCCACATGCGCATTGTTTCCCCAGCCATTCAGCAGCGTGGTGGGCCGCGCAAGCGCCGGCGGACTGATGGAAGAAGAGGTGATGGCAGGCGTGTTGCCCACGTTGCCGTCGATCTGCGATATCCAATATTCGCCGCCATAGCTGACGGTGTCGCCGCTGGCATAGGTGGTGCCGCTGTCCCATGCGGGCACCGCGCCGGTGTCTTCCGCCAGGTACACATCGCTGGAGTAGCCATGCGCCGGATCCGCTGCATACTGCGGATAATTCGTCGGCTGGAAGGCAAAAGGAAACTGGTTCGCGATCGAGCCGTCGTACCAGCCGTTGCCGTCGTAGAGATTGCCCGCCACGTTGTAAGGCGAGTTAGGCGCGATATAGGTGCCGTTCACGCGATTGAAGAGATCGCGGAAGCTGCGGTTGGGTGACCACTGCAGCGGCCCGGTGAGGATGTCCTGCGCAAAGCTGAAGCTGGGCCCCTGCCAGTAAGCAGGCCAGATGTACCACTGGCCACCGATGCGGCTGAGCCGGCCGGCCGCGGCTGGCATCATGGTGTCCAGGATGTCGCCCGGGCCCGCGCTGGTGTCGTAGTGATAGTGGCAGCGGTAGCGATACTCCGTGCTGGCGTTGGCCAGCGTCACCATCTCATCGCAGACATTCGCCGCCGCGACCAGCTGATCGCTGTTCACCGTGTTGTCGCCCAGGCCGAAGACGGGATCGGTAATCACGTCTGCGACAATCAGCGCCCAGTTGTCGGTATAGCCGCGCGTGCCGGTGCGCGGATCGTAGATATTGTTTTTGCCGCGAACGGTGAATTTGACTTCCGGCGGCTGCGGGAACATCGCGGTATCGAATTCGATCTTGAGATAGACGTAGGTGCAGCCGCCCAGATAGGGCGAGCCCGCGCCGGTGGCGGCCCAGTTGGGATCGTTGGCCGTCATGCCGGAGATCACATCGCCGGGCGCCTGATCGCCAAAGCGCGCTTCGCAGTAGACCAGGGTGTCGAACTTGTAGTGCTGGCCGCCGGGACCGATGTGGGTATTGTCGTCGGGATTGCCGCCAAAGCCGATGCCGTTGCGCACGCCCCAGCCTGGCCCGCTGCCCTTCCAGAAGACTTGGCGGCCGTCGAGATAGAGGTCGACGATGGCATCCACTTCATGCCCGGCCAGCACGATGATGTAGTTGAACTGATCGTGATGCGAGCCGGTGGTGGACTGGTAGACGGAGACGCCGCCCACGCGCTGCGTGCCATAGATGATCTGGCGGAAGGCCGCAGGCTGCCGCGTGGTGATGCCCATGCCGCGGTTCTGCGTGAGCGAGTCGGCGATCGCGCCCGCTTCCATGGAGATGCCGCCGATGATGAGCGACGCCCACAGCTTGTCCCATAGCGGCGACGCCAGCAGCGCCGGATCCAGGAAGGTGGCCACACCCATGCCCACCGCGCCCGCCAGCATGGCGGCGCCTTCGACAGCTTTGGGCATCTAGACGCTCCACGCTCTCTGCACTGCGCTGATGGGCAGGCGCACCAGCCCTGTCGCTGCGATGGTGACGAGATGGCGGCCGTTCAAGTGCACAATGCCGGCGACGAGTGCTGCGCCGTTCTGCATCACCACCAGGTCGCCGCGCTTCGCCATCAGCGGATGCCGGTACTCGGTGAGGCCATGCTGCTGCGCGCACCATGCGGCCGCGTCGGCGACAGTCGTGCCGCCTGTGACGCTATGGATCAGCGCCAGCGCGGTGGCTTCGCTGGTGTACTTGCTGCGGAAGGCTGCAGCCAGATCCACCGAGGTGAAGGCCTGGATGGCGTCTGCGGGAAAGAGGCAGCAATCATTCGTTCCCCAGGCAAACGGCTGCTGCGCGCGCGCCAGCAGAAACTGGTGCAGCTCGCGCGTCGCCCAGTGTGGTGTGCGTGTGAGTGGCATCTAGCTTCCCCACCGCAATGCGATGTCGTTCAGAATCTCTACCCAGTTGAAGCCGGTGTCATCCGGATAGCTCAAGTGCTGATCCGCTGCGGTGTAGCGCCGCATGCTGGCGCGGGCCAGATTCACCAGCCGATTTTCCAGCGCCAGCGTGATGTTGAATTGCTCTTTCGCAATCAGCACTTCCGGCTTGTCCACCGTGCCGGAAAAGTACAGATACGGCATACCGACAACCGCTCCGTTGGCCAGGAAAGCCGCCCACAGCTTTGCCGGCGCGCCCAGCTGGATATCGCCCAGCGTTTCCGACAGCAGGTCCAGCGCAATGCCGCTCAGCCTGACCGAGGTGCCCTCGGCGCGCACATCGCTGGATTCCGTGACCGGGCCAGCCTCGCCGAGCGCGCCCACGCCGAGATAGGTGTTGCCGGCATAGACCAGATCCTGTGCGCCGGTCCAGATGAACTTGGTCTCACTCTTAAAGGTGAGCTGCGCCAGCACCGCGGGAAAGATCTGTGCCTTCGGCAGCTCGAGAGCGGTCGCCGAATCGAACGTCCTACCCAAGGAATTCCTCGATGGGATACGTCACATGCGTGAGCCGGCCATGCGCCTCGGCCGAGTAGCTGCGCTGGTTCTTCGCCAGCGCGAACAGGCCTTTGGGGTTGATGAGGATGATGCCGCCGTTGTCTTCTACCGGCGTGCCCACGGCCGTGCCGGTATTGGTGGTGCCGGTGGTGACGACAGAAAACGGCAGTGACCAGGCCACACCGAAACCAGCGGGCACGGAGAAGAGCGTGGGAATCTGCGGATCGGTGACCGGCGTGGCGCTTTGATAGTAGACAGCGAAGCCGACAGCTGTAACGTCCAGCGCATCGGTGAGCCCATCTTCCGGGCCCAGCGATTGATTCAGCTGCGCCTCGATCTTCTGCCCGATCAGATCCGAAAGGCTGGTGCCGATACCCCACGTCGGCCCTGGCGAGCCGCTATTGGAATATTCGTGCGAACTGAAGGTGGTGTTTTCCGGATTCGATGGATTCTGGAAGATGGTGCCCGCGCCGAAATTCAGATCCAGCAGCGGCCCAAAGCGGATATAAGAATTCGCGCCATCGTGGTGCCCGCTCAGAATGATGGTGGGATAGATGCCGGTGATCACCGCATCCGCGGGCAGCGCCGGCGTGGAGAAGTTGTACCACTGCACCGCGTTGAACCACGCGCCCAGCGGGCGGCTGGCGGTCATCCGGATCGACGCGGTGGCATTCAGAAACGGCAAGCCGCTGCCGGAGCTCGTCGGCGTCTCGCGCAAAGACGGCCAGATGTTGAGCACCGCATTGCCGCTGGCGTCGGCGTTCACATCGTCCAACACCTGGTAGAGCCGATAGCCCACCTGGATCTGATCGCCGCGCAGCAGGATGCCTGCAGCATTCGCCGTCCAGCCTGAAGTGGCCAGCGTGATGGATCCGGGAATGTTGGTGCCCGGCGTGTTGTTGACAAACGGCTGCCCGCTGCCGGAGCCGCGCGGCGCGGTGTGCAGCGGATCGCCGAGCTGGAAGGCGTTCAGGCGGCCGCGGCACTGCATCAGGAACGATGTGACATCGTTTGCCTTGGCGATGGGCATCGGCGGATAGGTCATCTCGCCGGACCACTTGTCTTTTCCGGTCCAGCCCTGGCGCTGCGTGCGGAGCGAGAATTGCGATTCCACCACAGCTACCGCATCTTCCAGCCCCCACATCACAGCGGAGCGCTCCACCGTGGTGGGCGTGGAAACCACATTCACGGTTTGCCCGTTGAGAACAATCTGTGTGACGCTCATGATTTCCTTTTTAGCGGCGAGTGCTGGGCATGCGGCGGCGGTAATCGCTGACGGCGGAGACGGCCATGGCGATAGTGGCGGGCGTGCTCTTAGTCAGCGCACGGTCGATCATCGCCTTGGTGGCTGCCACATCCGTGGAGCCACGCGCATCGATAGTGCGATTGTCGTGAAAGTGCGTGTCGCCGCCGAAATTCTGCAGCTGGCTGTTGGGCGTGACGTGCCCGGACGCACTGCCGATGTTCAGGATCTCCGGCCCAGCCTCGCCCACCATGAACGCGCCCATATCCGGCGCGATGGGGCCACCACTCTCAAAGCCCGGAATCAAATGCAGCGCGGTGCTGGTAAGGCTGCTGACGATGTTGCCGACGCCGCCCTTCGGCTTCTGCGTGATGGATGTGATGGGCTGCTGCGCGGGCGCTGCGTTGCCACCGTAGTCCAGCGATCCGGAATCGTCCGGCTGCATCATGCTGAGATCGGCGGCAGTGTAACCGCTGCTGTTGCTATCGAAGAATGCATTCGAACCACCAGCCGTGCCGGCGCCGGGCGCGAGCGTGGCAAGAGCGTCCAGATAGTTGCTGGTAGGTACTTCGCTGCTCCCGGTAACGTCGCTGCCGCTGTTACCGGAGGCACTCGCGGGCGCGCCGTTGGGTTTGCTGAAGAGCGAATCGATGAAGCGGCCGCTGTCGAGCGCGGCGGCCGAAAACGGCGAGCCCGAAGAAGCTGCAGGGCGCCCCAACAGCGGGCTCAGCAGGCGGCTGCCCTCTGCTGCGGGTCCGCGTACCTCTTGCGGGATGCTGCTGCCACCACCAAGGAAGGCTGGCAATGCCGGGAAAACTGGCAGCGCGGCCGCCTTTGCAGTCTCCGGCGCCGCAGCGAAGGCCACATAGAGCGGATCGCCCTTGGTGCCAGTGGGCTTCTTGCCCGCGCCGAGCAGCTTGCCCAGATCGCCCGGCAGCGAGGATTCCAGCTTGCCCAGGCCGAACTGGATGCCCTGATTGGCCACACTGCGGCCCACGCCGGCGAGCCCGTTCCGCAGATTGCGCAGCCGATCTTCTCCGGTACGCGCCTGCGCCGTGATGGCGCCGGCCAGCGAATCGTTGATGCCGGTCACCGCTTCCGCGAAGGCTTTGCGCACCAGCGCGGCTGCATCCGTGGCTTGCTGCGCCCACTCGTGGAAAGCATCGCTGAGAGCGCCACCCGGCGTCTGCGAGTCGATCTTGGAGACGTCCTGCTGCCGCTGCTCATCTGCCTGCGCCTTCAGCTGCGCGAGCTGCGCCTGGCGCTTGGCAATCTCTTCCTGCATGCCCGGGAGATCGCGCATGGCCTCGGCCTCGGCCAGCCGCTTCTCTACCACGGCAATCTCTGCACCGAACGCGGCCGCGTGGATCTGCGCCTCGGCCACCAGCGCCTGGTACTTGCTGATCTCGCCATGCGTCAGCGCGATCGATACATCGGAGAGCTGGGCCTTCTCCTGCTGCTTGGCTTGCGCATCGGCGGCGTTCTGCCGGATCTCCGCGACACGCCGGGCCTGCTCATCGGCCTGGTGCTCCTGCTCTTTCAGGAAGCCGTCATCGCCGGCCGCTTTGTGCACGTGCAGCGAGCGCTCCAGCTCCTCATCCATGGCCTTGGTGGCCTCCGCCACCTTGGCATAGACGCGGTTGTAATTCGCGCTGCCCTCCTGCAGTGTGGCCAGCTTGCTGGCCCAGTAAGCGCGCTCGTGGAAGACATCGCCCTCGCCGGCCATCTTCAATTCATCGGCGCCGTGCTCGAAGGCTTCCATCTGCAGTCGCGCGGCCTTGGCGGCTTCATCGCCATGCGGCCACACCAGGCCGGAGAGATCCGTGTCGCCACCGCCGCCTTCTGTGCGCGGCGGAGCAGGCGTCTGCTTGGTGAACAGATCCCACGTCTTCCGTCCCTCGCGCGCGATGTCCGCAAAGGCATCTTTATACACTTCCACGATCTTGTCTTTCGTGCCGGTGACATCTTGGGTTGCACCGATATAGTCACCCTTGCTGACGTCATAGAGCGCCTTCGCGAGCCCGCCGATGCCGACTACCAGCGAGACGATGCTCGCCGCCGCCGTCTCCAGCACTGCATCCACTGCGGTGAAGGCAGCCATGAACGCGCCGCCGATGCCCTTCACTACATCCTCGGCATGCTCCATCACCGGAATCATCACGCTGCGGAATTGCGCGCTCAGCCGGGCAACGTCCTCCGTCCAGCGGCGCGCCGCGGCGGCACTCTCATCGGTGATGCCGGTCATCTTGCCGGTTTTCGTCATGTTCTCTTCGAGCACGGCGCCCTGCTCTTTGAAGATGGGAATCAGCGCCGCGCCACCGCGCCCAAAGATGCCCATGGCAGCAGCCGTGGCCACAGCGGGCTGCTGGATGCTGTTGATGGCGCCGGCGACACGCACGAAGAGCTGCTCCGGATTCATGTGTTCGAGCTCTTGCACCGAAATGCCGATATCCGCGAAAGCCTTTACCTGCGCGTTGGAAGCATTCTTGCTGCCTTCCACCGCCAGCACCTGGGCGCGCTGCATGCGCACCAGGCCGATCGTGACCGGATCCCACTCGCCGCCCATCTCCTTCACAATCTGCTGCAGGCCTGCGAGCTGCTGGATGTCGATCCCTGTCTTGGTGGCGAGGTGATCCAACTCCACATTCATCTTCGCCAGGCCGTCCACATAGTTGGCAGCGAAGCCCAAAGCGATCCCTGCGCCAAAGAGCTTGCCTATGCCGGCGAAGGCCCCCTCGATGCCAACTCCCTCGACGCCGGCAGTCTCCGCCGTCGAAATCAGGCGCTCTTTGATGCTGTCCAGCGACTCACGTGCGACCAGAGCCACGCGCTGGAAGGCGCGAACGATCACGTTCTGCGACAACGCCTCTTCTTCCGCCGCCTCCGCCACAGCCACCGCTTCCGCCTTCTTCGCAGCAGCCACCTCCGCAGCGGCCGCTGTGGCACGCAGCTGCGCCGCGGCCACCAGCGCGATCGGATCTGCACCCTCGACTGCGATGGCGCTCCGCGAGATCGCCTGCGCGCGCGCCAGCAGCGACTGTGCCTCTGCCTGCTCGCGCAGCGCGGCGGCCGTGCGCATGGCCTCTGCGGTCACCTTCTGCGCGGCGAGTGCTTCCTTCACACTGGCGGCCTCGGATGCGGCAGCCTCGCGCTGCTTCGCTTCTGCAACGCCGGTGGCGGCTTCGCCCAGGCGCACCTCTGCGGCGGCCAGCAGCGAGAGCGACGTTGCCTCTTCCACGTAACCGGATTTTGCCAGGCCCTGCACGCGGCGCAGCTGCGCGTAGGCATCGGCCTGCATCTTGGTGGCCTGTGCCACCTTCAGCGCGCCGGCGGTTACTTCTTCGCCGGCCAGCGACTTCTGCTCCGTGGCCACCTGCGCCATGGCACGCTGCACACGACGCGCAGCCGCTTCCTGTACGCGTGTGGCAGCATCCACCTTTTGCCCGGCTGCGGTGGCCTGCTCGCCAACCTGGCCGAGCGACGCGGATGCGCTTTTGAGCGACGCGGTAAAGCCAGATGTATCCGCTTCAAAGAGCGCCTGAGCTGAGCCGATGGTTCCCATCTAGCGAAAGGCCTCCGGAAAATACGTTTGCATACTGGTACGAAACGTTTCCAGCGCCTGCTCAGCGCTGCGCTCGAATGCCGGCCGCAGCGTGGGATAGGCCGGCACTTCACCGATCTGCTGTCCTGCGCCGCTGAATCCGCCCTTGCCGGTGGCGTGGCTGGATCCGCCCTTCACCAGGCGATGACCGAACTCCACCCAGCGCGCCACATGGGCATACTTCACCGGGCCGATGATGGCTCGAGCCACGCCCTCTTCCAATCGCGCGCGCACACGAATGTCGGCACGCAGCTGCCCCGGCTGCAGCGCATCGCTGCCGGGATTCCGCTCTGCCAGCACATGCGCACTCTCTCGCATGGCGTCCTGGATCACCACGCCGGCATCGCGCACCGCGCGCAGCACCAGGCGCTCGCGCACCTCTTCGCCAATGCGCTGCAGGTTGGACTGCATGTCCGCGATGCCTTGCATCTGGACGCCCATCACGCGCTCCCTTGCTGCTGCTGCCGTGCCATCAGGAACTGCATATTGCTGCGCAGCAGGTCTGCGACCGCTTTGCGATTGATGCGCCGCGGCTTCGCCGGCTTGCCCATGTGCCGCGACGGCATGAACTCATCCGTGGTGCGCACGTCTTTCCAGCCGCGGATGCCGGTGTTGCCCACCATCGCGGTGAGCTGGCCGAAAAGAAATTCCGCGTGCTCCACTTCGCGCTGCCGCTTTGCGCGATGCCGCCGCGCGAGCGCATCGAACTGACGCGGCGTCATCTTCCAGAATTCGACTTCCGCCAGGCCGAGCTCCACGCGCGCGAAGGACCAGAGACCGAGCCAGTCCAGCGTTACGCCGGAACGGGCTCTTCCGTAGGGTGCGGCTCCTTCTCCTTGGACGGCTCCGCCATGGCCGCGAGATAGGCGTCATAGACGGCGTTATGAACCGGTAATGCGGTGCGGACGCTGATGAGCGCGGAGGCCTCTTCAAAAGTGATTGCCGGCTGCTTTGCCACCAGCGATGCGAAGAAGAGGATGGGAAGACGCGTTGCACCCACGCCACGCATGTCCAGCTGCAGCACCATATTGACGGGCCGCTTCGCTTCGATCAGCTTTTCTTCGGCGAGCGCGAGCGCTGCATAGTCAAAAAACAGGTGATAGGTTTTGCCCTGCAGATAGATCGTGGTGTCGGGCTGCAGACCTTCAATCGTCGGCTTGGCCGCGGCTTCTGCAACAGCAGGCCGCTTTTTTCGCAATGCTTTCTTCTTTGCCATGGTTCATCCTTTTTCCGAAAAAGGTTTGATATCCCGTATCGCGAGCGCTTCATCTGCGTTGTCAACTAGCGCATCGATGACCCGCGCATACTCTTCGCCGCTCGCGTACCGTTCAATTCGCAGGACAACTGCGCTGTTGACTTCCGCCACAAGCTCAAAGCGGGTGCAGTCATGTGGCACGATACCGGCTTCGATCAACCGCTTGATGATCTTCGAATCCCATGAATAAATCGCTTCGCTTACTGCCATGAGTCATCCTTTTCCCGAAAAAAGGTTTGGCCGGGCACTCCCCCGAGGAAGCGCTGCCCAGCCGGATTGCACGCCTCGGACACTCGATGCCAGTGTCCCCGGGGGCGCAGTTATGGCCTAGCTGCCGGCGGAGAAGGTGATGGGGCCGGTGGTCATCAGATCGATTTCCAGGCCTACCTTTTTCGTGGTTTCCACGGTCAGCTTCGACGACTTAACGTAGGCCGCGAAGGAATAGCTGTCGCCCTTGGTGGCCTGCGCAGCCGTCTTTGGCAGCATGATCGCGAATGACTGCTTCGCACCGCTCTGATAGGCCGCCTCCACCAGCAGCTGGCCGGCATCGGAGCCGACACGGTTCACCTTGAACGGCACCGAGCCGGTATCCCGGATGGTGCTGATCACTTCCTTATCCGAGCCGGATTGGAAGTTGGTGGTGTCGTCGAACATCCACTCGCCACGATTCAGGGGGGAATCGGTGACTTCGCCGATCAGCGTGCCTGCGCTTGTCGCCGGCGGTGTGCCCGAGGTGCCCGCGGCGCCGGTGTCAGTGAAGGTGATGGTGGCGCTGCTGTAATAGGTATTCTCCGCGCCCATCGCGGTGCCGCGATAGAAGCGGTATCCGACGGCGCCGCTGACCGCTCCAGCCGTTAGTGCGACGCTGGATGTGGAACCGGTTGTGGTGACAACCGAAGATTCCACGCTGGCTGCAGACTCGCCGCCAAGCGCATCAATCGCGGTGACCTTGTAGTAGTAGCTGCCGGCCGCCAGCGTGCCGCCGCTGCCGGATCCGGTGCCCGTTATGGATCCCGGCGCTGCAAGTGCAGTAGCGCCGATGGAAAGACTTGAGCCACGACCCGCCTGGGCCTGGCTACCGTTGTAAGCCATAGCTATTTGCTCCTGTGGTGCGAAATGCCGCCAGAGGCGGGTTTTTACAAACGTGTCGCGCTAGGTGCGCGGAAAATTGAAGAGGAAATAAAACTCGACAGCGCAGCGATAGAGCAGCGTGTCCTGCTCATAGAAATCGATGGGCTGGATGAAGATGGAATCATTCAGCTCCGTGCCATCGCTCAGGATGCCGGTGTATCCGTTGAGCACCTGCACCAGCGTCTTGCGCAGCATGGCCGCATCGCTATAGTTCTTCCCCCAGCAATCGAACTGCATGCGTAGCTTGATCGGTCCGGAGGTTTCAAACGTCGGCTCACTGACACCGCCGGCCACCTGATAGGTCAGCGCTGGGAAGCCGGACGCTGGAGCGTTGGGGGGCAGTAGCACGGGATAAATACGAGTCGCCACCAGTGCGGAGATGTCTGGATCCGCATTCAGCAATGCAACCAGGCCGACTTCGATCATTCGCTTGCACTCAATTCATAGGCGAGGACGGTGAGCAACCGGTTGCGCTGGTCCTCATTCAGAGGCGCTTCGATGTTGTAGGTGTGCACCACGCCCGTCGTCGCTTCCGTGTACACGATGCGCATATTGGCCTTGATCACAACGGAACTGGTCCAACGCAGCGTGATGAGGTGTGTTGCCTTGGAAACAAACTCGGCCGTCTGATAAAGCAGTTGCCCTTTGACGATGCTGATCTTTGCCCATGCGGTATAGATCGTGGTCCAGTTCTGCTGCGGCTGCCCGAATGGATCTTGCGTGGCCGTCTGCTGCTGAATCTGCACGCGGCGGTTGAGCGCGCCCACATCTACCACCTGGTCGACGAAGCCGCTGCGCACTAGAGCCTCAAGTCCCGGAAGTTGGCCAGCTGCCCTTTGACCGAATCGAAGAATTCTTTCTTGTTCGCCGGCGCGGAGGCCCGATTCTCGTAGTGCCAGAGCGCGTGGCGCATGATGGCCACCTGGATCTCTTCGGGCACCAACTCACCGAGATACGCGGTGGCATTCGTCACGACCGTGCTGGCGTTATCCGCCGTAGTAGCGTGCCCAGAATCGTCGACGGCAGCAATGGTGGTGTTGAACACGGCGCCCGCTGTCCCTGCTCCCGGAACGGAAAGCGCGAGCCCCACCATGGATGCGTTGAAAACGTAACTGCTGCTCACCACATTGGAAGCGGCACCCATGCTGACGGTGACGTTGCCGCCATAGCCGGTGATATAGTCCACCAGCACCGCGTTCGCGATCACACGCGCCACCGGCCACATATTGCCGAAAAGCGGCATCAGGCGCGCCGGCTGCGATTCTAGATCCTGTATGTAATCCGTGGCCGCGAGCATCTGCTGCGGCTCACCATTCTGATCCTGATACGAAAACTGCACGATGCCGCGCACCCGCGGATAGGGCAGCGCGATGGCATAGCGGATGCCCACCAGCACCGCGTTGGATCCGCTGACAAATGGCGAACTTACCTTCTGCCCCACATCCTTCAGAGAGATATAGCCGGGAAAGAAGTCCATGAGCAGGCGCATGGTGCGCAGCAGGAAGCGCCGCTGGCAATACAGCTCGGCCCAGTGACGCGCGGACGCGATGAGCGTGGGCCACAGCGTGTCATCGTCCGGGAAGTCCACGCGCGCGAAGAGTTTCATCTGCGTGAGCGTGACCGGCTCGGACGCCGGCGGGACTAGGGTGAGGAGTGCCACGTTACTCGCTGTCCTTCTGCGGTTCCTCTGCTGCGGGCTGCGGTTCCTCTGCTGCGGGCGCGACAGATTGCGAGCGGCCGCGAACCTTCTCCGCATGGCCGGATTCAAGCCATGCCTTGGCGAGCGCCGGATCCAGATCCACTTCGTCGCCAGGCGAAAACGAAAACTCAGGAAGCGAATAGGCCGGCTCGGCGTGCCCAGCGATCGATACCAACATGCGAACTTTCATGGTTCCGACTCCTTTGGAAACAGCGCGGGCGGCCCATTGGATGAGCCGCCCGTCTCTGCTTGGGGATGGTGAACTGCTTACTAGGTGGCGCTGTTGCGGAATGCGCCCATCGGGTGTGTTCCGGCATCGAGCAGGTTGCCGTCTGCACGCAGGAAGCCGATGAAGCCCACCTGCAGGTAGTCGGCATAGCGCTCCACCAGGCGCAGCACGGTGGTGCCACCAGCCACACGGCGAGCCTTGTAGCTCTTCAACGCGCCGAAGAGGATGGAGTAGGCGTTGGCGGCCATCACCGGCATGTCATTGTTGATGACATACGGCTTGTCCAGGATGGTCTCCGGGAAGCCATTGCCGAAGCCCGCGCCGAGTGCCGGCTGCCACAGTGGACGGGATGAGCCGTCCTTGAGCTTCCGCAGCACCTTGAGTGTGGAATCGTGGAACATCCACTTTGCATCCGGCTGCTGGCGGTACGCCGGATCCACCAGGTGCATCGTGTTGACCAGATCGTCGTAAATGACCGATGTGGTCTCGCCGGTGGCCCCCGTAGAGATGTTGCCAGCGGCGATGGTGGCGGTCTGCAGGCCAGTCGGCTCGTTCGTGCCCGAGCCCACCGTCAGCTTGTTATTGAGCTTGCGGCCGATGCGGGTGCCCAATGCCTTCGCGATGAACGAATCCAGATCGAAATAGGAATCCTGCATCAGTGCCAGCGGCACCAGGACGCTATCCGAGCTGAAGATATAGGCATTGAAAGTGGTCTGGCCAAACACCAGATCCGTCTCCGTCACCTGGGTGTTGATCGCGATAATGCCACCGCTGTTGCCGGTGTCATTCACGGTTGGCCAGGGCAGCGGGTTGCCGGATTCCGTGGTGAACTCATCCACGTTGCCCAGGATGCCGCCAAACCACTTCAGCGCCTCTTCCAGCTTGTCGGAAAAGCCCTGTGGGATGAGGTAGCCGCCACCGGTGGTGGTGAGCGTCTGCGCGTTCTTGATTTCGCCGACGCTGCGCATGCTGGCGCGCTCTTCCATGCTGAGCTCGCCAATGCCGTGACGCAGATACTTGCTGAATGCCGCGTTGTGCTTCTGCTTGTTCGCCTTCTCCGCTTCGGCGCCGTAGACTTCCTCGCCCAATGTTGCGGCGATTTTGTCTGTCGGCACCTTCCGGAGGTCCAGCTCGATGGAGTCAACGCGCTCCGCGCTCTTAATGCTTTCCTCGGTGGCCGTGTATTCCTTCTCCAGCGCGTTGAACTTGGTTTGCTCTTCGCTGTTGAGACCACGGTTGTTGTCCGCCTTCGCGGTGGACACGATAGCGCGCAATTCGACAGACAAACGCGCCAGCTTCTCTCGCAACTCCTTGGAGTAGCTCATTCTTTCCTCACTTGTTTGGTTTGGCGCGCTGCCCGCGAACGCCCTGGCGCCCGTTGCAGTGCATGCCGCGCATCGTCAGCTCGCGCTGGTTGTGCGAATTGCGGCTTTTTTCGGTACTAAACTCGCAGCAGCCGGAGCCGGGCTTCGTATTGGCTCAGGTTGGAAGCGGCAGCTTCCATCTCGCCGTGATCGCAATCCTCGACGTCGCAGTCTTCCACGTCGCAATCCGCGCAGTCACCCTGCGCACACGCTGCACACTCGCAGCCACAGGCGCTGCTCGCCTTTGGCTGGAGCGCTGCTGGCACCTTCTTCATTTTGGCCAGCGACTTGAATGAACGCGCGAGCGCCATGGCCGCGTCACCGTCATCCTCTTCGGCCGCAATCGCAGTGGCGAAACCTTCATCGACACATTCCTGCGCGCTCATCCAGGTCTCGGCATCCATGATGTCTTTGATCTGGGCTGACGTCTTGCCGGTTTTGTCGACGTAGGCCTGCCCGATGGAGGTAGAGATCTTGTCCAGCACATCCGCGCACTGGCGCAGATCATCCGCGTTGCCCGCGCAGAAGGTCCAGGCGTTGTGCACCATCATCATGGCGGTGCGGCCCATGGTGATGGTGTCGCCCGCCATCGCGATGATGGAGGCGGCCGAGGCCGCGATGCCGTCGACAAAGACATCCACCGGCTTCTTCTGTGCCTTCAGCAGGCTGAGAATAGCCGAGCCTTCGAAGGCATCGCCGCCCGGCGAGTTGATGCGCACCGCGATGCGGCTGAAGACGCCGGCATTGTCGAGCTGCTGCTTCACCGTCTTCGCTGTGACGCCTCCATCGGTCCAGTAGTTGTAGCCGATGTCCTCGTAGACCAGCATCTCCAGCGTGCCATCGCTCTGTAGCGATGCACGGAAGCATGGCTGCAACCTGGCTGCGTGCGCATGGCGAGTTTTAGGCATATTCAGGATCTTTCGCTTGCTCTTGCTCATGGCTCTCCAATCAGTTGCCGCTTGAGGGCGGTGTAGGCTTCTTCTGCGACGGCGGTTGCGGTGCTGGAGGCGTTTTGCCTGGTCCAGCCTGTACTCTTCGCGGCGAGATCCCGAGCGTGCGCTGCAATAGTCGACTGATCACTTTCATTGAGTCCCCCTGAAAGATGCATCGCCACGATGGCCTCGCCCATCGATGTCAGGATGGGGCGCAGCGTGCGCTCTGCGAATTGCGCGTCGTGCTGCTTGCGATTGGCGATCTTGCCCACCGCATCGCGGAAGAGCCGGCGGAAGCTGTTGACCAGAGGTGCGCGGTAGCGATCGGCCACCGGCACTTCGCCGGGATCGGGGTCGGCATCTTCTTCCTTCGCGGCATCCGGGTCCGGTTCCTCCATCAGCGATGCGAGTGTGACCATGTTCATGGGCACCATGCGCACATCGCCGCCCTCGCTCTCCGGAATCGGATTCTGGCGGAGTGCTTTGCGGCTATCGTTGATGCTGTTGTGTCCGATCTCGAAGAGCGTCTTCAGCCCGGCGGTCTGCGAGGCGAAGTCGCCGCGCTGGAATTCATTGAAATCAAAATTTGAGAAATATGGGCCGCTCAGCAGCTTGCAATCGACCTCTTGCTCCACGCGTACCGCCCAGGGACGCAGCGTGTAGCGCTGATGGTCCAGCGACTGATGCTCGATGTTGTTGTTCGTTGCGCGCTGCAGATCCTGCAGAAGGTGCATGGCCACGCGGTAGAGAGCCGCAATCTCACTGCGCTGGAACTGGCGCGTCTGCAGAAACTGCGCATCGTTGGGCGCAATGGTCGTTTGCTCCCAAGTCATGCCCTCTTCCAGCACCAGGGGCCGCAGAGCGTTTTCGCCGCTCATCTGTTCGCGGATGGATTTTTTCAGGTTTTCTTGCGCTTCCGCATCGAGCTCGCCGGGATGCTTGAAGACGCCGCTCGAGCGCGCACCATTGCCGAAGAATTGTGCGCCGAACTTCTCCGCCGCGATCGCCAGGCCGAAGGCGTTCTTGCAGGTGCCGATGGGCGACAATCCCACCAGGCCATCCATGGTGAGGCCGGGAATGTGGAGCACATTCGCCGGATCGATGGCCGCAGGCATGCCATCTTCGGTGGCAGTAGTGATGTAGATCAGTTTTTTCTTGCCGGATTTAGAATCTTCCACCAAGGCCGGATTGGTGCGGTCGGAGGGAAGGGGATGCAGCGAAACAGCGCGCGCGGCGCCATCGCGACGGATGAGCGAATAGGAATTACCCCATCCCAGAGCACACGCCAGGACGGCGCCCCAATACACCATCGCGGTCATCTGATTGTTGGGTCGGTCGTGCAGGATGGAATACATCCGATGCTCGGTGGCTTCGCGGATGGAGCCATCGGGCAGTTTCTGATATACGCCAAACGGGAGAGAGCTGAGATCCGTGGAGATGATGTTGATGCAGGCGAACGCCGTGGTGAGGCGCATGGCCTGCTTCTCATTGACCATGACGCCGGCGTCCGACTTGCCCAGGCCGAGCGATTCAAAGAGCGCCGAGTAAGGTAGGAGCGGCTGCGCTGGATCCTCGAGGGAGAAATTCTGGATGCCGAGGGAGCGCGTCAGAAAACCCATCTAGCTTGCCCGCCTTTTTTCTGCGGCATGGATTCGCCGCTCATGCGTGGCGCTCGAACGTTCAATGAGCAACACGGCAGCTAGACACATCAGACCGAAGAGCACCAGGGCAGCAGGCCTGCTCCACATGGCGACGCCGCCAATCAGGGCAGCGATACCAACGACGAGCAGGACATCCTGGCGATCGATCTTCATAGGGTCACGAGACCTCGAGAGGAATACACAGACTTCTTTTTCGGCGTCGCCAGCATGGCCCGGCTGATGGCATTCAGCAGCGCCGAGACTGGGTCAATCTTGTTCTCGTCCCGCTCTTTCCGCGGGAAGAGGTTGCCGTTGTTGTCCGGCTTGGCCACCACGTTCGACATCGCCCAGGCGAGAGGCTTGTCTCCGTCGTGATGCAACCGGCCGGAGAGCACCGCTGCCTCGATCTCTTTCATGGGATCGGAGAGGAAGCGCACCTGCTGCGGAACGGTGATCACCACATCGTCAGCGAGCTCGGCGTCCAGCTCCTGCTGCAACTGCAACGCGCTCCACGGGTCAAAGGCCACGCAGCGCATATTGAAGCGCAGCGTGTCGGCCAAAATGTCTGTCTTGATGACCGAGTAGTCAATCTCCGCGCCGGGAATCCCGATCAGCGCCTTTTCATGCGCCCAACGCTGGTAGTGCTGGCACTTTGGATCCAGGATGCGATCGCCGGGCAGGTAGTACCGGCCAAACAGGTAGTAATGCTTCTTCCCTTTGTCGTCGAGCCGGACAAAAATGCGCATGCGCGCCGTGATGTCCACTTTCGAGGAAAGATCGTCGCCCTCGTAGCAGTCCTGGCCGAGAAACTCCTCAATTTTCAGACTGGGATCGCCGCATTTTGCCCAAGCCTCCATGTTCATCCAGGCAGTGGCGGCCCCTACCCAGATGTTGAGGTGCTTCGTCTTGACCAGGTTCTGTTTCGAGGCCTGTTGCACCGCCTCGCGCACTTGCTTCTGCAGAAACGTGCCTGAAACGGATACATCGTAGTTCGGATTCGCTTTTTTCAGCGCTACTTCGCTGGTCCAGTCATCTTTTTCGTCGATGGTGTAGATGATGGCGAAGAGTGCATCGTTTTCGACGATGCCTTCCAGCACCTTCTGCGCTTCCACCTGCAGATCGTGGCATGGGCCCGCAATATTGCTGCCTGCCGTCGTGATCACCAGCAAAAGCGGCTGCGCACGGGCTCCCATGCCCGTCTTCATGGTGTCGTACTGGTTCGCGTTCCCGTGCTCGTGAAACTCGTCAATGATCGCGCCCGATGGCGACGATCCATCCCCGGGATCCCCGATCAGCGGTTCAAAGCGGCTTCCGTCTTCCTCGATGTAAAGACTCTTCGCGGCCCACTGCACGCCGAAGATGCTTTCCAGCTCCGGCGTGCGGCGCACCATGCGCCAGGCCGGCCGGAATACCTCCCACGCCTGCTTCTCTGTCGTCGCGCCGCTGTAGACCTCGGCGCCGTACTCGTTGTCCGCTGCCAGCAGGTACAAACCGATGGCCGCGGCCCAGGTCGACTTCGCATTCTTGCGAGGGATGCAGACGTAAGCCTCGGAAAAGCGCCGCATGCCGGTCTGCTTCCACACCCAGCCGAAGAGTGCGCAGGTTTTGAACTTCTGCCACGGCTCCATCCGGATGCGATTGCGCTTGCCGGGCTCCGGCCGCGCCCACTGGCCCTTGATATGCGGCATCAGCTCGACGAAACGGCAGGCCCGGGCGGCCCTTTGCGGGTCGAATTTGTATGGGTAATCCTTCTCCTTTTCGCGGGCCAGGTCCTTCAGGTGCCGCTCACATGCCAGGCGCACCCACTTGCAAGCTACCTGGCGCCCCTCCACCACGTCCCGCGCATACTGATTCGCCGCAGCGACGAAGGCTAGATCAGCCGGCTCGCGAGGCTTTGTCTTCGCGCGCGAACGCTTTCCAGCCACTCTCTTCACTCTCTCCTGGCGGCGGCGCATCCTTGCCACCCGCTCCGGCCTTTGCCTCGCCACTCATCCCAAACGACGTCAGGTAGCGCAGCATCATGTTGTGCATTGCCGGCGTCCCGCGCTTGGAATCAATCTCGTATTGCAGAAGGCAGGCGTTCTTCAGACTGGTGCGCTGCCGGCGGGTGATGCAGCCCTTGGGAGCATCGGCCAGAAGCCCGTTCCAGATGGCGAGCAGATCGATCGACATCTGCGAATGCGGGTTGAGGAACTCGGCCGGCGGATCGCCCACGCTGCGCGTGTCGACCGTCTCCTGCATGCGCTCCCGGTAGCGGCCAGGGTTCTTCTTGGTCGCTCCCTTCAGCTTCAGCAGCTCCAGCGGCTGTGCAGGCCTTCCCCTCATTGCGATTACCCCTTACGCGCCGCGTCCACGCGGCGGAAAGCCGCTCCTAGACCGGCTGCAACGCGTCTAACCCATGTTTCACAGCGCCAATGCAACCGTGCGCATTTTCTTGCCTGATTTCGGCCAAAACGCTAATTTTGTGGAACTAAAAATTTGCCTGGCATGCGGTCTAGCGCCGCGCCGAACCTGAAGGATTTCCGGCCCCCCCGGTACGTGCCCAACGCTCTCGCCACGTCTTCTTCACGTGGCAGCTATGGCATGTGGATTCCAGGTTCTTCCTGTCGAGCCTTCCGCCGCCGTCCGCCAGGGAGACGATGTGATCCACTTCGGACGCGGCCACCGTCTTGCTTTTGCGCTTGCATGGCTGGCACAGATGGCGATCGCGCTCCAGCACCTCGCGCTTGACCTTGTCCCACGCCGCGTCATACCCACGCGATGCCGCCGTGCCGCGGTGCTTGTCATAGAGCTGCGCCGTCTTCGCATGCTCCGCGCAATATCCCTTCGCGACCAGTCCCGCGCAACCTGGCTGCAGACACGGCCGCTTCGCCGCAAATGGCATTCAATCCGCTTTCAGCTTCGCTGGCGGCTTCTGATACTTATCCCAATTCGCTGCCAGGAACTGCAGCCAGTCGTGACCCCACCGCGTGAAGTATCCACAATTCTCCGGCAGCGCCGGCATCGTGGACATCGCTCCACTGAACAGATACGCCGCAAGCAGCCAGAGCGTGGTCATGTGATCTCGATAGAACGCATGCAATGTCGTCATAGCGGATTGAACACATGCGCCACATCCAGCGCGCCATGCCACACGCGCCGCACCCACGTCGGATGCGTCATCGCATGCACTTCCTGCTGCACATCCTTCGCACTCGCTTCCAGCGATGCGGTAGTCGCATCGATGTGCTGCAACGACTGCGCGATCGCCGGATCGTTCACTCTTGCATCCAGATCCGCTTCCACTGTCTGCAGCTGCACCAACGATGCGCGTGCCTGCTCCATCACCGGCTGCAGGCCGCGCACCGTCGCATCGGTTGTCGTCAGCACGCCCACAGCGCTCTGCGCTATCTGCTGCTGACTGGTCCCAATGCCGCGGGTTGTCATGCGCGCTTCGTCCAGCAGCGCGTTTGCCGATCGCAGTGTCGCCTCGGTCTGCGCTGTCAGTTGCGGCAGCGCCTTGCGCTCATCGGCAGAGGCTTTGCGCGCTTCCATCGCCGTCAGCCCAGCTTCGAGCGTCAGATGATGCGCATCGTCTAGCAACAGCGATGTTTTCTTCGTCATGCTTTGCAGCTGCTGGTTGGCATCCTGCAGCGCATGGCGTACCTGCAACACCAGCAGCAGGATGCCCACGCATACCGCAATCCCGCTCATCAGCGCGAACGCTTCCAGGATCGCCAGCATGCGACTCATGGTTGCCTATTGGTCGAACTTTGCATTCCCAATCGCATTGCCCACAGCGCTGGCCAAACGATTCCACCAGCGCTGTGGTGGATTGTCATTGGTCCATGAGACCTTTTCGCGGCTGGTGGCTTGGATCCCACAATGCCTGCCGGTATGCCCTTTCGCGCGATCGCAATAGACAAGTTCCGGCGCATTGAATGCGTCGCACCGCACTAGATCTTCCATCTAGGCGGCAGCCGGTGCCGGAACGGATGTCAGAATCGCATCCACTTCGCCCACGATGGTGGATACAGTCAGCTTGGTTCCCGGATCCTTGATCTCCGCCAGCTGCTCCAATCCCTGCAGGTTGGTTTTGATCGAGACCAGCGTATTCCGCAGCAGCGTGATCGCATTCACGTTGCCCGGCGCTGCTTGGATCTGACCCAGCGTCACAGCCGCCACGCCGAAGTCCGTCTTGATCTCGTTCATGATGCCGGTGACTTCCTGGCCTACACCAGGTCCTCCCGCTTGAACGGCCAGCGTCTCCACTAGCGGTGCTGACAATTGAATGGCGACTTGCGCCGCATGCGTCCAGTCGGTGTTGGTAAACACCTTCTTAAAGAACGCCAACGCACCATGGAAAAATGATTTCATCGTGTTGCTCCTCTCACAAAAATCGGGCCAGCAGCCTTCTCAAACCACTGGCCCAGACGCTTCAGCTGCCTTGGCTCTCCACCCTTCGGTGGAGGCATCGTCTAGCGCACAGTGGGCGCTATATCTCTCGCAACTCCAGCTCGAATCGCTGCCCCTGCGCAAAGCGATCGGCCAGCTCCGGATTCGTCACCATCATGGCGACCGCTGCCGTCGCATCCACGCCTGGCTCATCCATCGATTCCAGCACCACCCACACCCAGCGGCGGGCTGCATCGCATCGCCGGACGTCCATGACCCGGAATCGTCCGCAGATCGGCATGCTGTCCCTCTAGCGAAGCGGCGGCGCCGTTTTGTCTGCTGGCTGGTCGGCCATCGGGCTGATGGTGATCATCACTTCCGCATCCGTATCAAAGCCCGCCAGGAACTTCGGATCCTGCACGATGAGATCGAACTGCCCGGCAAAGATCTCATCCGTCACCTGCGTGGACTGCATGCGGACCAACCGGTGTCCAGCGCGCCTCCCGCTGAACTTGTGCACTTCTGCCACTCGAAACACACCGCGAATCCCGGCCATTGTCCCGCTCCCTATGCAGCGCTCAGCATCAGCGCTTCCATCGTCCGTGGCCCGCGTTCCAAACTTCACGCCACACTCACCGGTGGCTCGAATATGTCACTGTGCGCGTGGTAAATCTCGATGCACGTTTGCGCGCGCGTGGAGCTGGTGGACCAGCGCTTCGATACATTCGTCACGAAATCTTCTGGCGTCATAGATGCCAGCGCTGCCGCATATTCCGGAAACGTCCCTGCCAGGCGATGCAGCGTATGCATTCGATCCGCGAAGCTCTCCGCGAATGACGGATACCAGACGAACACTGCCGTCTGCTTGACGCGCTGCCCATTGATCTCTTCCCATGTTTCACGGCTTGCGCGCGGATAGGCGCAGCCTCTGTACCACTTCTCTTCGAATAGGTTGTGATACTCCGAGACAAACGGATCCTTCATCCACGACGTCTCGACCATCGCCTCGCATGCGGCCATCGCAGGAAAGATGTGGCCAGACTTCTGCGCTTCCGCGTAAATCAATCGCAGCGATTCCAATTGCTGAGCTGTTGCCATCAATGCCTCGCCAACGCATTCGCAATCAGTGCTTCACCGGCACCACCGGCCAGCGCCGTCATTGCCGCGCCGATCAGCACCCACATCACCCGCGCCACATTCCAATACGCGCCCGCCTGCGCCCCGGCCTGCAGTCCGGCTTGCTCCAGGCGGCTGATGCGTTGTTCATGGTTTTCCGTTTTCGATTCCACTTGCAGGAAGCGGCCCTTTTCGCTTTCCACCGTCAGATCGCCAAACAGCTTGATGTTGATGTAGTCGACGGCAGACCGCGTGGCCCGCACCTCTGCCAGCAGCTGCTGCTCCAGCTGCACCTGTAGGGTTGTCTCCACGGCCGGAACCAGTTTTTGCTCCATCGCGTTCTCCACTGGCCCGATGCCTCTTACTGAAACCGCATCGGCATCCGCACGTTGCCGCTCAACATGCCTACCGCCCGATCCGCCACAGCCGAAACGTAACTGCGATTCTCCGGCAGCGGCACCGGCGCGGCCTCTCGCGCCTTCGCTTTCGCCGCGCGCCGCTTGCAGCCCTCACACACACCACGCAGCATGCTTTGCCCATCCGCATTCACCGGGCGAAAGAACATGCGCGTGCACCACTCGCAGATCTTGGCCTCGACGCGCTCGCCTTCCACGTTGCCGGCCTCAAAGTTCAGCGGACTGCCGCCGCCGCCATGTCCGAAAGAGAGCGTCATTGCGCTGCAGCCATCTCTGGCACTCTCGGATACACCCGCACCGCGCGATCATGGATGCCGCGTTTCTTCATATCGTGAAAGTTGGCGGAGTGCGTGTAACTCGCCACCACCGTGCGCACCTTCTCCACAAAGTCCATCTCCGGCATTAGCCGGCCGCTCTTCGGATGCACCCGGCTGCCGCGTTCTTCGTCGCTCATGTGCGCGGTATGCGAAGCGCCCATCAGCCCGGCATTGGCTTTCATCTCAGCCTCGCCCAGCGCAGCCCGCGACGCATCCTGCGACGGCACCGGAACCACGTTGCACTCCACCGGCTGGTAACCCACATGCGCGCCGGTTTCATCCGTCACGCGACGCCAGCGGCCTTGCGACACCAGGGCCTCGCCCTTGCGATAGCTGGTGCGGCGCGTGGCGCTCCATCCCAGCGTGGTGTTGGAAGAGAAAATCAGGAATTCAGAATGAGCAGAACGATGGGCTGGTCGGGCCATGGCAAGCAGCCACAGCGGAAGATGCAGGTGGTGAACCGAGGAAGAACGCCGCAGGCAAAAGCAAAGCCGTCAGCAGGAAGCGGACGGCCTGGGAGATGCCAGTGCTGCGGTTGTTACAGGAATACGAAACTTACGATTTGAAACTGCGCACTCTCGCGGGCCATGCCTGAATCCACGATACGGCTGTGGAGGCGCGCTGCAAACTTCGCAGATCAGTTGTCTGGTGAACGATTCGGAATCTAACCGATAGCGCACCGTTCATGCAACATTTTTTTTGGGAACGCTTTTCCTCACACGCTTTCCGCGATGCAGAATCGGAAGGTCACACTCTTCGCGGAAGCGATGCAGCGTGTTGCGATGAATGCCCAGCTCCGCGGCTGCACGGAATCCATTGCCTCCATGCCGAGCCAGCGCTGCCGAGACAAAGTGTCGCCGGAAGACCAACTCCGCATCCGCATAGCGAATCATCCCGCCCGCGCGCATCAGGTCCACCATGCGGGCCATCTCTTTGGCAAACTCGGTCTCCATCGCGTCCATCCCCCGCTACTGCGAGCTCTTCGGCTTCGCGGGCTCTCCGCTGCAGCCCACCACCTGCTCATCCTGGTTCAGCACCGGCATCTTCGCCTTCGGACAGACACAGGCGCGCGTCCCATAGTCGGTGCCATCCTCGCACTGCAAGTGCGCATAGCAGGCGGCGTATTCCACGTTGTCCTTGTTGTTGCGGACCGCCGCCGTCCCCGTACTGCAATGGCGCGCGATCGGCGGAATGCTCTCCCAAATCCGCAGCGGCTTGGCCTGCGTCTCCGGTGTCCACAGCAACAGCAATATCCATGCATGCATCATGTGTGTCTCCTTTCGATTTGAAACGTCAATCGGCCTGTTCTATCCATGCCGTCAGGGCGTCTCGCAGCCCCGTTACCTGCTTCAAAGTGAGGACCACCGTGCACTGCTGATCTTCGGTGTCTATGCCGATGCGTAGCCACTTGTGCCAGCCGTCTTCAGGTCCATTGTCCCGGCCATTCCGCGTGATGTGTCCAGGAATTGCTCCGAGGTCCACACTGCCTGCGCGTTCGTCGCGGTTCGATGGGAGGATGTGGCTTCCCTGATATTTGATCGGTGCGCTCCCGCAAGTGCAGGCCTTTGTATCGTCCTGCTTGTACAGGCCTTTCCCGACCTTGCGGATACGTTTGCATCGATTCGAGTGCTGAAGCCCCAGGTTGAAAGTGGTGCAGTAGATGCTCATCGCGTCAATCGCCCGCCACAGCCAGCGCCGGAACCGGCGCCACCCTACGTGGCCCACGCTTGCGCGGGATGAACGTGCGAACCCATTCGTACAGATCCGCCATCGTCGTCTGCTCGTAAACGAAATTCGCGCGCGGCGCCAGGCACATTCGCGCGTTGAAGCTCTGCAGCCGCGTGACCAGCAGAATCGGCGTCTCCGCATGCACCGCTTTCATCCGCTCCGCCAGCGCCTCCCACTCGCGCAGCATGCCGTCGGCAAAGCCCAGCACCAGGTCCACACCCAGCGCATGCAGCGCCCCGGCCGCATCGGCATCCTGCGCCGTCAGCACGCGATAGCCGTTGGTCTCCAGCGCAAACTTCTGCACGCTCAGCTGCACCTCATCCGCATTCACCACCAGGATCGTTTTTCTTGGTCTCATCGCATCGCCCCTATCGCACTGCATCCATCGCTCGGCCCACGCCTTCGCCGCATGCGGCCTGGCGGGCTCGGCGTGCACGGCGGCTCCACATGCGTCACACGGCCGTCCCGCACCACGGCACGTCCATCGCGCAGCGCTTTCAGCTTCGCTTCCTGCCAGCGCACCTGCTCGGCACGTGTCGCAAACTTCGGCGGGCTGCCATCACCACCGCTGCTCAGCTCCCCGCGAAACGAAATCGCCAACGCGATCGCATCCCCCTCCGTGGAGGGGGTAGGGGGTGGTGTGTTTTGTTTGTCTTGCTGTTTTGAGTAATAAGAAGTTGGCTGCGCCTGTACGGACCCAGATCTGGCTCTCTGCAGCGCCAGATCCGGTTCTTCGCTGTCCCCCCCAGGGCCAGATGCATCCAGCAATCTGTCCCCCACAGGGCCAGCCGCCGCCACGCGCAGGGCAGCCGCCTGCTCGGCCGAGAAAACGTAGCTCACCCGGCGCGAATCGTAGCTGGCGCCATGGTGCATGGCCAGCTCTTTCAGATCGGCCAGGTGGTATTCCGCCGCCTTGCGCTGGCCGCCGCCCACCGCGCGCAGCATCCCCACGCGCTCCATCACCCGCAGCGAGCGCAGCACCGTGTTCTTGGATTTGCCGCACTCCGCCGCCAGCTCCCGCGAGCTGCACCGGATCTCCGTCCCATAGCAGTGCCGCGTCATCTGCACATACACCAGCACGGCGTCCGCGCCAATCACCGGACCAAAGGCGTCATAGAGCTCGTTGTCCTGCCAGCAGTGCCCTGGCTTGCGCTTGTCTCGTAGTCGAACGTCGTTCATCATGCGTTCCCGCTTCCCGCCTCAAAGTGCTGCAGTGCTGCTTACGACGCCAATCGCCTCGTAGGCCCGTGGCCGCGCCCGGCGACCAGCAAACCGTCCGAGCTTTTCGATTCAAAGAACTCGCCGCCCTCTGCACTGCCGACAGCTTCGAGGAACTGGATCTCGACCTTCGCTGTGTTGATCACCGTCTGCGCTACCTCGCTGATCGCCCTGGCGCGTTCGATCTCCATGGGGTTATCCCGGTCCTTAAGCGCTTCGAGCGTCTCGAAGAGATGGTTCCGTAGATCCGACAACTTGTTTTTCGCCACGTCGTGACTTCCTTTCCTTGCATGTAATAACTCTGCGGATCGCGCCCTTCAGGCGGATCACTTCCTTCAACTCTTCGGGCAGCCGGTGGATGGTGTTGCGCCGCGCAAGCTCCCGCCGCGTGATCAGCTCCAGATTGCCGAGATCGATGTGCGTGCGGTCCTTGTCCTTAAACGCCAATATCTGGCCAGCTGGGATCGGTCCGTGCACCTTCTCCCAGATCAGCCGATGCTCAGGCTGCCAGTCACGCGGCGGGTATCCCGTGTCCGTCACCTTGCGCTGCAAATAGCCATCGCAGGTGCGCAGTGAACCGATGGGCTGCCAAGTGCGCGGCCGCTGCCCTTTCTTGAACTGCGTCTCGCGCATGCGCCCCGGTGCATAACCAGGCCTGCGCGTCCCTTTGTTCGGTGGTATCTGGCCTTTCTTAAACCAGTGGGCTTCGCTGCCCGCGCGGCGGCCGGGCTTCCAGCGGCACGACTCCGTGATCGCCTCCGCGTGCTTGCTCAGGCCCATCTTCTGCGCCTGCTGATAGATCGTGCGCACGGACCGCCCTAGGTCCTCGGCAATATCCGGCGTAGGAATCCATGGGTAGAACTCGCGCAGCACCTTGCGCTCCGCTCGCGTCCATGGCCGCCGGTTCACGACTTCCCCTCCGGCACATCCAGCCGTTCCAGCGCGCCCAGGATGGCGGGCGCAGCCTCCTGCCGCTCGCGTACCGGCACCCTCCGGCCACGCTGCAGAAAGCCTTCCACCACGCGCTTGCACGCTTCCACACCGTCGCGCCAGCCCTCGGCATAGGTGACCTTGCCACGTGGAACACTGCGCCGCGCGGTCATATCTGCAACACGAAAATGGTGTTGCCATCTTGCTTCTGCCGCATCTTCAGGCCGCGCTTCCGCCCGATGCGCACCAGGGCGAGCATGTAGGTGTTCGCGATGTCGCGGTTGTCATACGTCTTGGTCAGCACGGTGCGTTTCGGCAGCTTCATGAACTCCTCCACGATGTAGTCGTAGACGCCCATGTACTTCCGCCCCGGCACCTCGGCCAGCGACAAAACGCTGTAGCCCTCTGCCGCGCACTTCTCTGAAAGCGCCGCCTGCACCTGTGCAACTTCTGCAGGTTTCGCCGGCTGCACCTTCTCCTCGGCCTTGTTCAACTTCACGGCAACGTTCTGCGGTTTCGCCGGTCCCTGTCTCGGTGCCACCTCCATCCACGTGACTACGCCATTGAGACTCACAGGTGAGCCATCCGTATAAGCCAGCGCACCGGCCCCCTCTGCCACCGTCTCCGTTACCTTCACAGCATCCGAAGAACACACTTTGCAGGTCAGCGGGTCGTACCCGTGAACGCAAGCTTCCCGCACTCCCATCGGAACCGCCTTCCGCGCCGTCCCGTTGCAGTTCCCGCGGTGGCGCGGCTTGCCGCATCCCCGCACGCACAGGCACGGCCCGGTGTGCACCGCCTGCTTGCATTGGTTGCAGACTTGACGCCCAAACGCCCGCCGCGGCGGCATCGCCGGACTGGGCATGGCACCGGCCGCGAGCGCGGGTTGCACAGCGGCGGGGGGATTGCCCGCGCTTTTAAGCTCACGGTACCGTTCGGACGTAGCCAGCGGCCCAGGTATTGCCGCCGCGGCCGCTATAGACTCGTGCGCCTTAATCGCTACCGTCGCCTGCTTCGCACCCGGCAGATGGTTGTCCTGGCCGCCCCGCGTGCGCGCCACCTTCGGACACGCCACACCATCCAGGCAGCAGTAGCAGACCGCCTGGCCGTTCTCTATCTCCTGCGCGGCGCAGTAATGTCCCTTCGCGGCACATGGAGCGCATCGCGTCCCCTCCGCCACTTCCGCACGTAACGGCACGCTCGCCTGCGGCGGTGCCCACTGTTTCTCTGGTCCACTCATACCTTCGTCCTCCGCAAAGCATTCCTGCTGGTGATGGCCCGATGCCCGTCTTCGAACTCCACCAGGCAGCTATTCATCGTTCTTGCGCGGACGACGACGCGACAGAGCTGCCCCTTGCGCCCCATCCGATTCCAGAAGTAGACGTATGGCCATACCGTCATCCCTTCGTCCTCCCCCGCAACATCGCATCCTGCAACGCCGGCAGCACCTCGCGCACCGCGCCCACCACATCCTGCGGCAGCAGCGCCGTGTCCGCGCTCCATGCCCAATCGTCCCGGCGGATCACCAGCACCACCATCGCCCCACTCCCCGCGCGGATCCACTTCGCCGCCCCTTCCAGCGAGTGCGTGCTGGTCAGATCCCACTTCTTCTTGTCCGCCATCGCTGCTCCACTTCCTCCAGCCCTTCCAGCTGCGCCACGTGGACCAGCTCCATCGCCTCTGCCTGGTCCCGCGCTTCGTCGTCCGTCATGTCGTCATGAAACTGCGCCAGCAGATGACTCCACGTGCGCGCAAGCAGATCGATCGCCCAATTCATTCCTTCTCATCCATCAGGAGGCCTTGCGCCCCAACAAAATCCTGATGTGGTCGGCCCTCGAACTTGCCTCCTGCTCGTCCTCTTCGGCCTCCTTGAGCATCGCCCTGCAACACGCTCCGGCAGCTTGGCATCGCACGCATACGTTGCACATGTCGCAGTCTTCGCAATCCCCAATGTCGTCGCCGAAGAATCGCTTTTCACATTGAGAACACTTCGTCCCGTATTCCTGCCGCTCCGCTTCGCGCGCTCCCAGCTCCTTCACGAGAAACGAGTGACGGGGACACATCCCGTCTGGGCCAGCCTTCAGTCGACAAAACCCGCCAGCCATCGCACAGGCATCATTGGCAAAACCCCAACGGGCCATCTACGTTCCCCACAAATGGGCACTTTCGCCCTTGTCAAGCCCTACCCCTAGCGGTGGCTTTTGCACCGCGCGCCGCCACAGTATGCTGCGCGCATGGCGTCCTACCCACGCAGAGAAAAGGCCGAAGCCGCGGAACGTGCCCGCGCGGCGCGGCTGCCGGCACTCGACTGCCAGGCCTGCGGCGCCCTCACGCCGGGCACGCGCTTTGTCTATCGCGGCGACTGGCTGGTCTGTGAAGCGTGCGAAGAGCGCAACCCACCGAGCCGCCGTCTCCTGGTGGCCCCCGAACGTCTCCTGCCGCGCGACATCAAGCTTAACTTCCTGCTGCGCGACGGCATCCACATCCAGGCCATGGCGCTGGACTGCCGCACCATGCTCGGCCCCTACGTGCGGGTCGCCACCCTGGACACGGTGCGCCGCCTGCTCACCTACCTCGGCGCGACGGAAGCGCAGCTCGCCGACTTCGACCGGAGCTACCGCAACTGGGGCCAGGGCACCACGCGGATCACGCTGCAGCCCTGCCGCAAAAACCTGCTGCGCCTGCGCGGATGACAGATTATTCCTCGTGGTAGCATGGCGAGCGCAATGAACAACCGAGATAAGCGTCAACCGCCAGGCGGCCACAGCAACCACAAAGGCGACGAGAACGATTTGCGGCGCTACGTGTATCTCGAGCACGGACAGATTGATTTTGTCGAGAGCGTCAAGAAGAGTCAGGAAGACGAGCGCCAAGACAATATCGACATGCACAGGGAGAACAAGAGAATTGCTCTCTGGCAGCTTGGGCTCGCCATCCTCACCACGGTTCTTCTGTTCGCGACTGGATACTTCGCCTATAAACAAGCCGAGTCGGGGCAACAGTCCGCCGACGCAGCTACGAAAGCGGCAAAGATAGCAAAAGACACTTTGGATCAGTCGAATCGAGCATGGCTCCAACCGGAACTCGCAGGTACCCCTTATGTAGAAGGCAACCCATGGAAGAATCGCGAAGCCTTCGCTAAAACAAATGAGATTGCCGTCGACATCACTGTTACCAATATCGGACGGACACCGGTCTCCAATATCCATGCGGATAGCATTATCGAGGTGCTGAATCGCGACGCCGCCAGCACGTTTTCGTATCCCCACCCGCATAACACTTCTGACGCGAACATCCTTTATCCGAACAAAAACCTGTCGATAGAAGCGGTTTGGTATGGCGCCTTCGCGGGCCCGATGAGCCGGACGAGTGATCCTTCGCCAGTGAGTGCACAGGTCCGGAATGCACTGTCTGCCGGAGCCAAATACGTGATCATTTATGGA